TGGCATTTGTGCACAACTTGCCAAGATAAGTGTTGACATAAGTGCAGGTAATATTTTAGCCGCCATCTGGATTCTCACTTCCAAAGTTTCCTGTACCTACTGGGATTTCAATTACTGTTGTTGTTCCATTCTCATCAACGATTGTCATCTTAATAAATTCTGTACCGTCTGCATTTGTAATGACTTCATATGTTACGACTGAACCTTCCAATGTAAAAGATCCAAATCTTACTGCATCATCGTTAGAGAACATATTGTCTACTAACTGTTTTGCTAACTGAGCATAAATTCTACTTTCCAAGTTACGAATAAACTTTGATAGAGTAGAATTATCTAATTCTCTTTGTGCAGCTCTTTCTGCAGCTTCAAGAGCATCTTTAATTGCTTTCTTTCTGCTGTGTTCTTGGTTCTCAATAGTTAAGTAATGAGCACCAGTTCCTACTCCACTAAAAGATGGATTTTTAAATTTATGAACAATAGGCTCAGCCATTACATGCTGTGCACTAAAGTATAAAAGTAAAACTAGAATCCCTAGTAATGTCTTATTAATTATCTTTAGTTTTTTCATCTTTTTTCTCTGCCTCAATTTTATCATCATAGTGTTGCATCAGTTCTTGTCTTGCTCGATATTCCAAAACTACATTTACTTTCTGTTGTAAACGAATTAAGTCTTGGTCGAGCATTCTTACTCTATCAATCACTTTAATAAGTTGCATGTGGTGTTTATCAATAGCTGGGTTTATTTGTTCGTTAATAAATTTCCAAACGAAATAAACAAAATATCCTAGACCTACCACCATGATTGTTGGGAAGCCATATTCGGATATTAATGTTGCTATATCAAATTCCAAAGTTTAACTCATATTGTACTGGTGCATGTTTTCTAAAAACCATACATCCATCTTCATCTAACTCCAATGTAAAAGTATCACCTACATTAAGCGGTGTTCTATCAACTTTTACTTGTTGATGTGGTTCCAATTCTGTATCCACACCAATTAACTTCAACCCATTTTCAGTAATAGAAAATGGAAAATCAAAATATAACATTCAGTCTCTCCTTACGTCAACTTTCCCGTCTTCAACAAAATTTTCTGCTCTTGCAATTCTATCCGTATCAGGTCTTAAGTCTAATGCACTGCTGACTAAAAGGTCGATTTTAACAATTTCATTACTCATAGAACGAGCTCTATTTTCTAGACCCTCACTGAAAATTGTTAGAGTTTTGATACTATCAATGATTCCTTCGAATATTTGCTTAATAATAAGAAATATGAAAAATCCCATTGTTAGCGCGCCGGCAATAGGTAGCCCGACGTCTGATATCAATTGCAAGATTTGTTCCATTTTTTACTCCATTTACGAAGCTTAGGGCCTCAGATTCTATTTATAATAAAACAAATTGAAAAAAAGGTGAATTATTTTAACAAAAAGGGTTGACAAACGATACAAAACCAATTATAATATACTCATATTTTAAATAAAACGGAGAATAAATGGAATATAGAATCTTAGGAAACCAACCAGAACCAACTTTAACAAGGAAAGATATGTACATATCTGACTTTGAAATGAGACATAAATCTCAAGTAACATGGAGAAAAGGAGTTGCTTTAGTCAACGAATTTTGCTCAGCAAATCCAGAGTTTGAGGGTTGCCAATTCTTTATCAATGACCCGTTAACAGTAGGCATATATCCACAATATGCAGAAGGTGAAACACCTCACGATTTCGACGAACTAGTACTGAAACTAGAATCAATGGGATTCTACGGAAAAGCTGCTGGTTACCACACACAACAACAAGCATTTGCATTTTAATTTAAAATAAATGCAAAAAAAGGTTGACAAATCAAATCAAACGGGTTATAATAGACCCATAAATTAATGAGGAAAGGAATTATATTATGCTAACTAAATCTGAAATGACTAAACTGAATGCTCTTTTTGCTAAGGCTGACTCAAGCCAAATGAAAGAGATTTCTCAAATGTTCAACACACAATTCAAAGCTAAAACTCAAATGGCTAAGAATAGCTTTACTGTTGGACAGAACGTATTCTTCAACGATAAGCGTGGACAGAAAATCGAGGGTGTTGTTACTAAGGTAATGATTAAAAACATCCAAGTTTCTACAGACGCTGGTTTGTGGAGAGTAGCTCCTACACTTCTAAAGGCGGTGTAACATGAATCATACTTACGCTAAAGAATGTATTGTCGAAAATGTCGATAGTGGAAAAGAGGTTGAAGCTGAAGTTTCACACTTCGTATCAGAACAAAGCTTATCGGTATACATGAATACCGTTAAAGTTAACTTCACTTATAATGCAAAGTACGGTGATTACCACGGAAGCTTTGCAGGAATGGATTTTGTGACCAAAGGTCCTAAACTATTAGGTTCTTATAGATGATTGAGATTCTACAAGAAACAACTGACTGGGGCGATGCTCCAGTTGCAAATGGCCAATATCATGTTAATCAACTTGGCCAATTGGTTGCTTATAAAGCACTAAACGGAGAGCTGAAAACATTCAAATCTCCAATGAAACAATTTTCTAAATCAAGAAGAAAGTTTAAAAAGGTAGGTGAATACAATGCGTAATGCAATCTTTACAGTAATTTTTATATGCCTAGTTGGTGCTGGATTCTATATGGGACTAAGTTCTGTTGCATCTATGCCTGATGTGCATATCAGTCACTCAACAGGTGAATGTGTAAAAGTTATTAATTATGATGAGCGTTTTGATTACACTTGCGAATCTCTACCTGAAAAATATAATCACATCTGGGTAAAATGAATATATTTGTACTTGACGAAAATCCAATTATTGCTGCACAAATGTGTTGCGATAAACATATACCCAAAATGATTGTTGAGAGTGCTCAAATGCTTTCAACAGTACACCGAATGCTCGATGGTATACCAGAAAAAAGACCATCACGTTCAGGTAAAACTATACAAACGTACTACTCTTTTGGTGACGAAAGAGATGACATGTACTATTTAGCTGTTCATAAATTCCACCCTTGTACAACGTGGACTGCAGAAAGTAAGACTAATTATGAATGGCATTACGAACACTTTCGTGGCCTAGCTAACGAATACGAATATCGTAGAAATAAAATACATGCAACGTGGAACAAACTTGGCATCATGCTAAGTAAGCCACCTAAAAATATACCAGACATTGGGCTCACTGAATTTGCACAAGCAATGAGCCATTATCCTGACTGTAAAGTTGAAGGCGACCCAGTTCAGGCATACAGAAACTATTACCATGCCGCAAAACCTTTTGCGAAATGGGATTGGGGTCGACCAGCACCTAGCTGGTGGCGCGGATATGAAGGTTACGATGGTCATTTACCATACGCAACACTCAACGAAGCGTCGTAATAGAAATATTGTTTATTATAAGTATATTAAGGAGGCACTAATGGCAATGAACCAAGATATGGTTAAAACTTTAATGAAGGAATGTACCGACGGTAGTTTAGATACTGAAACGGTATTATATGCTGCTCTAAGTAAGCTTGATGAACTAGGTGAAAATTTAGTTTATGATTTAGCTATCGAGCAGAAATTTATTTCTACAGAAGATTTTGTTCCTGATGCAGATGAAACAGATATAATCGAAAAAGAAATAGATGAAGATGTTGAACTAACAGCTCAACAAAAAATTATTGAAAAAGTTTTAGCAAGATACGGGGATGTCTAAGTGGATACAACTCAATTTATCATAACATCAATAGTTTTTACCATTGCTGGTTATTTGATGGCAAAGACTGATAAAAGTAAAGCCTCACTTTCAGAAACTAAACGCATTACTCAAGAAACAATTAATACCCTTATTAATATGGGCTACGTTAAAACTCGTGGCACAGGAGCAGAGCAGGAATTAGTTCGTTACGACGAAGAATAAACTTGCCCCGTTCGTCTAGTGGTTAGGACACCGGGTTTTCATCTCGGCAACAGGAGTTCGACTCTCCTACGGGGTACCAACACTTTATATTATGGAAAAATTTATACAACTTTTAAGAGAAATAGTTTGGTGTTTAACTGGACTAGGTGTATTAGCTATGATTATATTATGGACCGAAGGTGCTTTTGCTAATACATGTTTTAAGTTACTTATGGCAGCTTTGTGAAAACTGAAACTAAACGTATTCATAAAGAAACAGCAACACAAATTGCAACTGGTTTAGCTGTAAACTATCCACTCAATTTGTTCTTGCTCTGGATTTATATTGAGAAACTCGGTATAACAGACCCAATCAAATTGGGTACTTTAGTTACTCTTGTAATGACAGTCGTAGCATACACTAGAATATTTCTTTTACGCTCATACTTTTCTAAGAAGTATAGTAAATGAAAATAGGAACTCGTAAATCAGACTTAGCGATCGCCTATACAAACAAAGCTTTAAAACATTTAGAGCTTGATTTAGATATCGTACATATCGATTCAACAGCCGACCTTAATCCTACAACATCCATTGAAGAAATGGGTGGCAAAGGAGTATTTACAAAAGAGATAGAACAATCACTTATAGATGGTGACATCGATATTGCTTGTCATGCGTTTAAAGATTTGACTCGTGATAATGATGATAAATTAGAAATCGCCTGTGTATTACCAAGAGCAGATTTTAGAGATGCACTCATTGGTAATCATATTAATCCAAGAACAATTGGCACAAGTAGTCCTCGCAGAATTTGGCAATTAAAAGAATTATATCCTGGTGCAGAAATTGTTCCTATTCGTGGTAATATAGATACTCGAATTGCTAAACAAGAAAATGGCGAATATGATGCTATTGTTTTAGCAAAAGCAGGACTTGATGCGATGGGAATTACTATTAAAGCAAGTCGTATATTTGGTACTGCTGACATGATGCCTGCACCTGGTCAAGGTGTAATTGCTTTACAAACTCGTAAGGGCGATCAAAGTATTAAACAAATACAAAACAAAAATGATATGGAAACGTGGTATTGTTGTATGGCAGAAAAAGAAATGCTTAAAACAATAAACGGAGATTGTCAAACACCGATTGGTGCATTAACCTATATTGACGGAGAGAATATCAGAATGGTAGCTAAAAACTTTGAGAATGGTAAATTAGCCTATGAAGAAGGTCATCTAGATTCATTTAAGACCATTGGAATCCGAGTCGGTATGTCACTATTATAAAAAAGGGCCATGACTGGCCCTCTTCTATTTAATTCTAGTAATTACTTTTCAGTAACAAACTCATTTAATTTTCGAGCAAGACTAATAACAGCTGCTGCTGATATTTTCTTTACTGGAATTGGTTTGATATCTTCTGGATTATTCATGTTATGCTCTTGCACCGCTTGAATTTCTCTTTCGATATTACTGTACAGAATTCCTTCTGCTTGACTTAATAGATTTGCTCTGATTTCAAAGCCTGTTAAATTTGACATATTTTTCTCCTGTGTGTGTATGTGTGTCATGTACATTGCTGTACCTATTATTTATAACAAATTCCAGACAAAAAAAGAGGAGCCCGAAGGCTCCTCCCAAAGATACAACTAATTTATTATTAGAATAAGTTAGTTACACGTACTCTTCTGTAGTACTTGTTAGTATCGTTAGTTAATGCACCAAGACCTTGGCTAGATACATCACCCTGTGCAAATGGATTAGCAACCATTCCATAACGAGTTTTGAACCCGATTTTTGGTTGGAAGCTATTCTCACCAACAGCACGTACCATTTGTAATGGAACGTATGGGCAATAGAATAAACCAGCGTCGAAAGCGCTTGAACCTTTGTAGCCAACTACTAAGTAGTTTGAGCCAGCAAATGGGTCGATATATACTCTGAATCTTCCGTTAAGAACACCAGCAAAAGTATTACCTGTGTCATCAACTTCTAAAGAGTTAGAGTTAAGAGCAGGAGCGTAGTCAAGTACACCAGCCATTTGTAAAGCAGAAGCAACGTCTGAAGAACAAATAACGATGTTACCTTTCCCTCTACGAGTTCCCTTTGCAATAGCGTTAGCTTCTTGTTCAACTTGGAACATTAAGCCTTTGAACTTCTCTACAGACCATCTACCATTCGCATCAACGTCTAAGTCAAATACGCCTGCGTTTGCAGTGCCAGGAGCACCAACTTCTGCAGTGTTATGGATAGTTCTAACAACTTCACGGTTGATTTCTGTTAAGATTTCAGTTTGAAGAATGTTAGCAAGTTCTGTTTCAGCGTCTAAGCCGTGAACAGCTCTTAGGTCCTGAGCAAGCTCAGTTGTGTATTCAGCTTTTAAAGCTCTTGTCTTCGCAGCCACTGTAACTTTCTCAATTGAGAATGCCATTTCAGCGTATGCGTCACCAACACCATCTCCTAAAGCTTCACCAGCGCCTGTGTCAAGACCTGTACCAGTCGTGATAAGTGCTGTGTTAGCATTTGTCAATGTGTTTGCGTGTGTACCAGTACCAGAGAAGTCTGTATCAGCTTCGTTATAGAAAGCTTCGTCTCCGCCCTGTGAACCGTATCTAGCTCTCATCGCAAAGATAAGACCTGTAGGACCAGTCATAGGCTGGACACCACAGATGTCGTATGCGATTAAGTTAGGTACTGCTCTACGTACTAGTGAAATCAAGATAGGGTCATAACCAGCTGTTGGACCAGCTGCTGCATTACCTGGAGATACAGTTGCAGAGAAACCACCTGTTCCAGCATCGTTAGTTGGTGCTGCTTCTGAAAGAAGGCTTGTCATGTTTGCAGACAAGTCACCAGTTTCAGAAAGTGCTCTTTCTGTGTTCTCTAGGATAGTAGCTGTTACTGCTTTCCTATGTTGATCGCTAATTGGTGAAAAAGAGTCGTGCTCTAAAATTGGCTCCCACTTTTCCACGAGTTGTTGATAGTTTGACATAATGTCTCTCCTATTTTTAATT